AAGGAAAAGGAACATACGGAACAAAACGAGGAAGACCACCAGCTAAGAAGAAAATGAAACGTGGCAAGTGCTAATGGCTAAGATCTGCAAAAAAGGTATAGCTTGGGCACGTAGGACTTTTGATAAGTATCCTAGTGCTTATGCCAATATGGCGGCATCAAAGTATTGCAAGGACCCTAACTATGCGAAGGGTAAGAAAAAGCGGAAGAAATAATGGGTGAGCTTAAAAAGTGGAGACAACAAAACTGGGTTAGAATTGGAATCGATGGATCAATTAAGGGACCTTGCGGAACGTCTAAGAACAAAAAGAATCCCGACCGTTGCCTTCCGATGGCTAAAGCTAAAAGTTTGTCTAAGTCAGAGCGAGCGGCTACAGCAAGAAAGAAAAAGAAAGCCGGAGCAAAAGGAAAACAATTTGTAAGTAACACCCCTAAAGCAAAAGTAAAACGTGGCAATAAATAAAAGTAAAATGAAATGCAACTCACCTCGCCGAGATGTGCAGGGTGGGAAGAAGTTTGTTGTCAAGGCTTGCCAAGGTGGCAAAGAAAAGGTTGTCAGGTTTGGTGATGCAAACATGACCATAAAGAAAAACCGTCCGGCACGGAAGAAAAGCTACTGTGCGAGAAGCGGAGGGATCAAAGGTAAATCAAACAAGTTGTCGGCTAACTACTGGAGCCGCAAGGCTTGGAACTGCTAAAGAAAATAATTATGAATTTTTTAAATAAAATGAAAAAGCAACGGGCTAAAAAAACCCGTAGGGCTGAGATTAAAAAAGAGAATATGTCTCGTGCCACAAGTACACCAAGCGAACGTGTTGACCTTCCTGATGCTGGAACCTTGCCAGAAATGATAGTAACGGCAAAGCCAACAAACTATCAAGATGTAAGAAAGGGTCGTGCGACCGCAATGCAATATGCCCGATCCCGTTTTAATCGGAATCAAAGAAATAAATAATGCCCGGAAGGTATAGATCCTACGGTCGTGAAGACGACCCAATGCAAGAAGACTTAGAGACTGCATTCTCTGGGTTTAATAATCGTGTTCGCCCTGATCAACTGCAACCGGGAGTTTTGGCTGAGTCAAGAAATGGTCGTCTTGATTTAAACGGAGAGTGGCAAGTCCGTAAAGGCATTGATGTTTTAAATGTCCCCTTTGCGGCTGGGTCAAATACGTTTCGATTACCCAATGTAAGTGAGTTTGTTGGGACTGATCCTACCTCTACTATAGGAATATTACCTAGAGTAATGGAGTCAGTTGGAATTGCAACTGACGGAACTGTTACAATTAAACTTACTGATCATGGGTTTTCTGTAGGAAATCAAATTGTTATTAATGGAGTATTCCGATCAAGTTTTCCTGATATAAACGGAAGCTACACTATTACAGAAGTTACTGGTTCCAACAGATTTAAGTTTCAATCATCAAAACAAGGAACCACGGGATTTTATACATACCCTCCTGCACAAGGATTAGTTACTTCATTTACGTTACCCTTTACCCCAATCACCGAGGTCCTGAGTACACAGCCCTTGTCTTCCCCGGGAGGACGTTCTATTTTAGATGCATCAAAAGTTACTGGTGTTCGTTGTGGAACTAGCTATAGCAATCCTGCCGCGACAAAAGGGGAATACATAATAATATCAACTAACTTGTCGGCACTGGCTTTAAATTTATCAAATAACGAAACATTTGAGATGAGGTTCCCTGATGAAGAATCGGTCCTCGAGAAGTCCGACATGCTTCAGGCATTTAATCGATTGTTTATTTTCCGAGACAATCAGATTGCACTTGAAAACAAAAAGTTTTTTAATCCAATTAGTATTAAGGCAATATCCCAAACCGGAAGCCCGGAGGTTGATGTTGAAACATTCCTGAGTCATCAATTAGTTGTTGGGGACATGGTAGAAATACGTGATGTTTCAGCAGGAACGATTAATCCCAACGGTCAATTTGAGATAACAAGTGTAACTGATCAAACATTTACATACAATGTGGGGACATCTGGTACAGCGAACTATACTGTTACCAGTAATTCAAAAATTTACCCAACGTTTACTCTAGTAGCAAACGGGACCTTTAGACAGCCTGATGAAATAAGTGTTGTCACTATGGACATTACGGATGGCGAAGCGGTAGCTCAGGTTCCGGCGGCAGATATAGCCAATTTAAAGGTAGGAAATACAATAACCATTGAGGCTGTTGGCAACTCCGCACTGACACTAGGAGATGAATACGTAATCTTTAATGTAGATAAAACTGCAAACACAGTTTCATTTTACGTTCAATTAGGAAATGCAAGTAACAGAACTGGTGTAATATTTTCAAAGCCAGTGTCAATCGGCTTAGGCTTTATGCATATGCCGGCACCTGAGTTTGGAGTTTATCATCAACGTAGATTGGTCACTCCATTTCGTTTTACTCAGGAAACTGTTAATGCAGGACTTCCTACTGAAAGCACAAAAATTACTCCAACCGGAAGGAAAGATGAAATAGCCGTAAGTGATATTCTTGATTCAGATACATACGATCAGGTTTTTGCTAACTTCCGATTTAATGCTGGAACTGCTGACTTTACAGTTGGTCTTCATTCTTTTTCTGATGACAAGCTATTAGTATTTAATCGTAACAGTATTCATTTGGCGATTAATAGCGGAGATCTTAGTACCGCTCAAACTCAGTTGCTAACCAACGAGATAGGTTGTGTTGCTAGAGATACTATAATTCAGGTAGGTAACAACGTTTTGTTTTTATCTGACAATGGTTTATACGGGGCGAACTTCCAAGACTTGTACAATCTTCGAGGAAATGAAGTACCCCTTAGTGAATCTATTAACCATACTATTGGGTTAATTAACAAAGACTTGTGGGATAAAAGTTCCGGAGTTTATTTTGACAATCGGTATTACTTAGCAATTCCCCTGAACGAGGAAGTCGTTGAGGTAGACGAGGAAGGAAATGTATCGGTAAAAACAAACCTCGCTCAGTTCAATAATCGAATTATTATTTATAACTTCCTTAACAAGCAGTGGGAATCAATCGACAATGTCGGGGACAGTAGCTTTGAGTTCAAGAAACTTATTGTAGCCGGTGACGGAAGAAACCGTGGAGTTTATTCAATTAGTACTAACGGGGGCATTCATAGCCTTGATTCATTGGATCAGGGCAACGATCGTATTATTACTCAAGTTGCGGCTGGCACCGAGGATCCGGATAGTCTTTTACTTGTGCCGGATATTGAGGGTTCGATGACAACCCGGATGTTTACCAATCAGACCATTGACAGAAAGAAGTGGAATAACTTTGAAATGCAGGTGCAATCAAGCATTGACTTAAAGTCAGATTTCTTTATTACTGGTATAACAGAAAATGTTGATGATACAATAGATCTGAAACAATTATCTAATTATCTTAACAATGAACTACTCCTTGAAGACGAAGATGTTTCTATCCGTGGACGGATTGGAAACAAACGAGCCTACGGATTTCAATTTAAAATTGACCGAACAACCGGTCGTCCCCGTGTTCGTAGCCTAAAGGTTGCGGCGGCGGAAGCATTTAGATCAACAAGAGAAGCAATATAATGGCAAATATTTTAAATACAACTCAAGTATATAATGCGGCTGATGTCGTTACTCATACTAACTTAAACCAAATAATCAGTGGTGCTACATTTGTGACCGGCACAGGCGGAACAACTGACAACGTAACCCTTGAGGTAGATGGAACAAGCGGTTCATTGCAGGTAAAGGATGGCGGAATTGATCCAGATAAACTTAGCACTGGTCATCCTCGTTGGAATTCTACGGCTGGTCGATTTTACGTTGACGGGATGCTTGATGGTAATAACTTTACTACTGCAGGTATTTCTATTAATCAAAACCTTACTGGCGACCAAGGCTATGCTTTCATTGACCTTCACGGTGATAGTACAGTCACAAACGAGTATGTTCGATTACTCAACAGTAACGGGACGTGTTACATTCAAAATAAAAAGCCCGGCAGT